GGTGACAACTTCGGCAAGTTTTCATCTGCCGATGGAGCCATCACAGAGACCGTCAAGCACAGCTATGGTAAGCGTGCTCGGCGGACTTGGCGGATCAATCACAGTAAGATCGTGCCCGATCCCCTTGTCCCGGCGCAGAACACGCCCTACTCGATGAGTTTTTACATCGTGGCGGACGTGCCAAACGTTGGGTACTCGGTTGCCGAGCAGAAGGCCGTCGTTGACGGCGCTCTTGCTCAGCTTCAGGCTACGAGCGGACTGCTCATCACCAAGTTCCTTGGTGGTGAGAACTGACACTCCATATTTCTTGGGGTATCACCTTCTGGCCGGGCGGCCCCCTCAAGGGGTCGTTTGGCTTGGAGGTGACGTCGGCATACATCGGCCTATGGATGACCCACCCAACTAATTAAGATTGGGGAGCCATGAAAAGCCTGATGTTGCTTATGCAGGAGGTCCTCGAAGATTTGGGGACCTGGTGTTGCACAAGTACCACGCGCGATTATAACACGGTCGCGCGTCGGGTTGAAGACGAGGGGTGGTCGTTTCTCACGATCACCCTGGCGAACTTTGGGACGGATTTCCGAAAAAGTTTGTCCCAAGGCTACGTCGGTCACGACCAGTTCTTGAGTTTTTCCAAGGCTGGCGGTCTCCCTCGATTTTTCGGGGGTTTCCTTGACCGTGTCTTCGATCGGAATACGGGTCGATTGCTGGAGAAGCCATCAACGACCGCCATCTGGGCCGTATGTCAGTTTACACTGATGTGGGCCAAGATAAAAGTCCCGTGCAGCGATGCACGGAATCGGAGGGCGTTAAATGACTATCTCCAGTGTGAAGTGGATCTTAAAGCTAGTGATCGCAGCAGTTCTAGTGACCTCCTTTTGGATTTTGCTAGGATCAGTTGCTTTCTGTGGGCTGACGTGTTGTCAAGGGCGGACCAATTGGTCTACTCTGGGGATGTTATCCCCGCTCACGGTCCAGGAGCCACCGCAGATGCCCTTCTCGGAAACGAGAAATGGGACATGCGACAGTGGACCGAACGGTTGGACAGGGCCTTCTCAGTAGAGGATGTCCTGATTCCGAACCATAGGTACCACGATCTCTTGGATCAGTTTGAGATTCGTGAACCCGGAGCAGAGATGCCTGTAAAGGTTATCCTTGTTCCTAAAACGCTAAAGACACCGCGGGTTATAGCAAAAGAGCCTACTGTCATGATGTTCATGCAGCAGGCCCTGGCGCTTACACTCACGGAGTGCGTCGAGCGAAATGACTTCGCAAGACGCACGATCGGTTGGCAGTCGCAGCAGCCAAATAGGCAGCTGGCCCGAGAGGGTTCCTCATCAGGTAGATTGGCGACGCTAGATCTTAGCGAAGCATCCGACCGTGTCTCTAATCAGCATGTAAGGGCTTTGTTGTCCCGATTCCCCCACTTACGTGGTGCGGTGGAGGCAGCGAGGTCCCGAAGGGCTGATGTGCTTGGGTTTGGCGTTGATGAATCTATACGCCTGTCCAAGTTCGCGTCTATGGGTTCGGCGTTGACGTTCCCGTTGGAGTCGATGGTCTTTGCGACCATTGTCTTCCTCGGGGTCGAACAAACGCTCAATCGCCCGTTGACCCGCAAGGATGTTAAATCCCTTGAGGGTCGGGTACGCGTCTATGGGGATGATATTATTGTCCCCGTAGAATTTGTGCCGGCGGTTACTCGGTTGCTCCAGGCTTTCGGGCTGAAGGTCAATCGAGACAAGTCTTTCTGGACAGGAAAATTCAGAGAGTCTTGTGGCGGAGAGTACTACGATGGCGAGGACGTATCAATAGTTCGCGTCCGTCGTCCGCTCCCCGTCAACCGCAGGGACGTTTCTGAGATAGTCTCGTTGGTCGAAACTCGCAACCAGTTTTATCTGGCTGGAATGTGGAGATCAGCGAGGCATTTGGACTCCATTCTAGAGCGGCTTAAACTACCGTTCCCTATTGTGGAGCCCTCTTCTCAGGGGTTGGGTCGTCGCAGCCATCTGGGGTATCAATCCCAGCGTAGCTGTCCGGATCTCCATAGGCCCTTAGTCAAGGCCATGGTGGTCCAGTCCACCGTTCCAGTAAATTCTCTGGACGGTGTCGGTGCCCTACTTAAGTGCTTGTCTAGAACTGCTTCGACCTCCTATCTACTGGGGGTTGAGGACAGGGAACACGACGAGTTGCCTACCGTCGACGACGAGCATCTGAAACGTTCTGGACGCCCGCGACGCGTTGACATCAAGTCGCGATGGATCGTGCCGTTCTAATGAGCGGCACGAGCGGGAATTGAAATTCTTCCCGCGTGAGGGCTCTTAGTGGGTCCTTTCGGGCCAATAGCCGGGCAAGCCAGCAGGG